AGACCCATTTTTTACTGGATTAGATGTTAACCGTTTTCTATCTACACCAGAAACAAACGTAAGTAAAGGAGAAACCGAATATGTGGTTTCGATAAGTGTACCAGGATTATCTAAAGATGATTTAAAAATTTCCACAAAAGAAGGTATATTAAAAATATCTTATGATAAGTTAGAATCAGATTCAACGCATCATTTTGTTGGTAGTTTTGTGAAATCATATAACATTCCTGATGACGTAAAAGAAAAAGACATTATTGGTAAGGTTGAAAATGGAGTTTTAATATTAACACTACCTATTGATAGAAAAAAATCTTTGGAGAGAACGATTTCTCTTAATTAATTTTTTTTTTATTGATTATTTTTCGTATATTGTTAATATAAAACTATAACACCATGTCAATAAAAAAAGAAAAAATCAGTGGAGAAATGATTGATGTTACAATCAATTCTTCAAGTCTTAAGTCAGCATCTTATGACTCATTATCGGAAAGATTAACAATCACATTCAATTCGGGAGTTTCTTACGAGTACCGTAAAATTCCAATGTTATTGTTTACTAAATTTAGACTAGCGAAGTCTCAAGGGACGTACTTTAACAAGTTCATCGCTAAAGAGTTTAAATTTAAAAAATTAGATTAAAACTGAACCCCGAGAAATCGGGGTTTTCTTTTTGATATTTATTACATATATTAATCATATGGGAATAATATCAGAAAGAATCGAGGGTAAGATGATACACGTCATCATTAACTCATCAAATTTAAAAGAGGCATCTTATAACACAGAGAGTGAGGACTTAACTGTCACTTTCAATAATGGAACTATTTATGAATACAATAAAGTTCCTTGGACAAAATTCACTAAGTTTAGACTTGCTGAATCACAAGGAAAACACTTTAACGAGAACATCGCTAAAGGACATAAATATAAAAAAATAGGATGAGTTTATTTGAAGAATTGATTGAGGATAGAGTTGGAGATGAGAAAATCGTAAAGTCTTTTAAGACCAAAGATTCGTTATCTGACAATATTTTTGAGGAATCAAAGGGTAAATTTACTATGCGTGACGATATAAGAAAGGCTCTTATAAAGATTTCTGAAGATTTCATATCAACTTTAGGGGTTGAGTTTTTCATACACGATATCGTATTAACGGGATCATTATCAAACTATAATTGGTCGAATTATTCAGATGTAGATTTACACATTATTATTGATTTTAAAGAATCGAAATACAATTCAGACATATTAAAAGAATTTTTTGATGCCAAGAAGAATGTTTGGAATGAAAAACATAATGTCGTAATTAAAGGATTTGATGTTGAATTATACGTTCAGGATGTTAATGAGGAACATGTATCGTCTGGAGTTTATTCAATCTTAAATAATAAGTGGTTAGTATCACCAAAAAAGGATAACCCTAAGATTGACGATAAAATGATATTACAAAAAGGTGAGGATTATATGGGAAAAATCGATTCAATTATTGAGAAGGGAAGTAAAGGAGTGGATGTAATTGATGATATTGAAAATATGAGAAAAAAATTAAAATCCTTCAGACAAAGTGGTTTAGATGTCGGTGGAGAGTATTCTTATGAAAACCTAACCTTTAAATTATTAAGAAGAAACGGGTATATTCATAAACTTTTAGACCTTAAAACTAAACTTACAGACAAGAAATTGTCGGTGACACAATAAAGAACCTTATTTTTTCCCTATATGTATGTATTTATAGGATAAGAATAAGTATATCTAACAATCAAAAAAAAATGGCAGAGATAAAACCCCTAGGCAGTGAAAAACTTAACACAGAAGACAAATTAAAAAGAATTCTTGAGTTAACTTATTTCAACGAAAATAAAAAATCAAATTCATCTACTAAACCTGAACTGGTTAAAGAATCAAAATCAGGTGGGGTATTTGGTATTGTTAAAGAAAAAGACGGTTACTACGTAAAAAGAGGATTAAACGAATCATCATTAGATTATATTGGTGGTATGTTTATGAAAAACAAAAATAAATTTAGTTCATACGCGGATGCATATAAAAGATTAAATCTTTTAAACGGACAGGAAAATATACAGGAAGCAACCAAGTATGTTTTAAAACAAAACAAACCACAAGAAGAAGCTCCAATGGCTGAACCATCTATGGATGCGGCTCCCGTACCAAGTATGGAACCTGCTCCTGAGGCTCCAGCGCCTGAGGCTCCATCTAGTGAATTTCCGCCAGCTGATGGTGTAGATATGGCTGGAGTAGAAGGTGGTGATTCTGCTAAACGTTCAGACTATATGGCTGAAGCTCAAAAATTTGCAGGAAAGTTAGGACAAGAATTGAGAGATTTACATGATAGAATGGAAAGTGATGATATAAAGTATATTTTAAATATGATTATATCTGCCGTTGATTTAGATAAATTAGATGACGAAGATATTGAAGACATCGCAAAGAAATTTGAACGTGAAGAGGAAGAAGGTGGGGAAATGGGTTCAGAAGAGCCCGCAATCGAACCATCACCTGAAGCGTCGGCTGAACCGACATCAGATGAGGATTTGGGTGAAAATTCAATGTCAGCATTAGATGAGTTCATTAATAATCCTGCACCTGGAGAACAAAAAGAAATATCTTTAGATGATTTTGTGGATGGTGGTGACGATTTATCAAAAAGTGCAGACTTGGAGATGGGAAATGATGAAAAACAAAAAGACGTCGATAAGGAAATAGATTTAGATGAAATTAAAAATGAAATTCATAGAAGTATCGGGGAAACCTTAAGTAAATATTTCAACTAAAATGCATCTAATATATGTCAATGAGATTGGTTCAGATTACAAAGGTCAAAAACAGTATGAATTTGTTTTTAGTGAAAGTACTGAGATTGATATGGGGGAGTGGTTTATCATTCCTGCTTCGGCTAACCAACAATCTAAATCTCCTGACATCGAATATGTTGATGTAGTTGGATTATTAAAGAATACGGATTTACAATTAGAACTTATTCAAAACTCCGATTATTTCGGAGTTATTGATGCTGTAGATGGTGTAATATCGTTAGCTTGGGAAAAATTCGATTTTGATTCAGAAAATGAAAGATTATCTTTTAAATTTGCAGAATCTTTAGAAAGTGTCACAAAAAAATTAAAACAAAGAGATTATATTCTATTAAAAGAAAATATTAAAATAAATAATATATGAAAAGAGACGTAATTGTTGGACAACTAGTTAAAGAGGGGTTTTCTGAAAAAACATTGGTTAATTTCAATGATAAACAACTTTCTGATTTACATGAAAGAATTGTCGTTGATGCTGACAAATTAAAAACAGACCCAAAATTACAGGCATTGGCTAAAGACCCAAATACTGAGGTTGAAGTTAAGGAGGAATTAAAAGGTAATCAAAAGAAATTAGACAAAAACCACAATGGAAAAATTGACGGTCAAGATTTTAAAATATTAAAAGGACAGAAGAAAGACGTTAAGGAAGAAAAAGAACAAAATACTGAGAGAATGTCAGTTCAAGTTTCCGGATTAAAAAAAGGAGATGTTTTAGCTGGTTCTAATTTAGAAGTTGTTAGTGTTTCGTCTGGTGCAAGAACACCATCAGGTAAATCTGATGTAACCGTTAAAAACCCAAAAACAGGTAAAACTGAAACAAAACTTTGGGGTAAGTACACAAAAGTTGGTATTTTAAGACATTCAGACAAAAAGGAAGATGTTAAAGAATGGGTTGAAAGTTTAGCTGAAAATAATTTTCATAGTTTTACATCAAAAAATGAAATCATGGAACTTATCCAAAATAAACTTAATGAATCTGAAGTTATGGAACCACAACACGGTGCCAATGTAAAAAAAGGACACAATGGTATTCCTGAATTTATGACTTACGATGCTATTGTTGGTAATGGCACTAAAACTGCTCCAGCCAAACCAAAAGTTGACCCAGGTACTAAACCTGCAAAACCAAAAACTCCGTTTCAGCCAGGACCGGGACCAAATCCAAAACCAAAGGCATTAAAAGAAAATAAATAATTTTATTAAATTATGGAATTATCTAAGAAAAAATTGTTATCTTTAATTAAAGAAAATATTAATGAGATGGCGATGGATTTTGATACCCAAGATAGACCTAATAGTGATTTACAAAATAAATTACAACAAGGAGATACACCACTAACTAAGGTTCCATTACCTAAAACTGGTCAAGAACCTAATAAAAATTTCCAAGAATTGTTGGCATCTGAAAGATATAAACAAGTTGTTGAAAATTTAAGACGTTATGTTCCAGAATTTCAAGGAACACTTACTGGTATGGGTGGGATGGGTCAATTACATCAAATATTGGGAAGAGCGTTCTATCGTATAACCGAATTAGAAAGTACACATAAAGAAGAGTTGGAAAGATTGGCGATTGATTTAATCGTTGCTGAAATGGGAATTTCTGAAGACGAAATTGAATTTGATGCTAAAATTATTGGTATGGGAGAAATACCAACTGATGATTTTAATAGAGAAGATGTTAATCAAGAGAATCCTGGCGAGGTTAACGTTGATGATGAGAATGGTGAAGAAGAACAACCTACAGTAGAAAATCCTGAACAAGAAGTACAACTATATCAAGATTTAGAACAACTTAATTTAGAGAGAGCTAAACGAAGATTAATAAATGCTATGACACAAGGGGCTTCAAAAAGAGGTCATTATATGTATCATTTAGTTGCGGATAAAATTGGGGAAATTACAGGGTCACAAGAATTATTGAATTTATATGGTATAATGATGTCAATCAATGACGTTAATTATTGGCAATTTAGTGATGAAACAATCGCGGGTGCTGGTGATAATGTTGCTGGTAAGGTTCAAGTTGAAAGACCAAGTGGAGGTGATGAAGAAGAGGGTGGTGAAGAAGATGCTGAATATGGTAAACCTAAAATAATCGCACGAGGAATTAATTTTCCAGTTTTAGTTCATGAATTAATCAAAGGATTAATGGAAATAATTGCAGTTCAAGGACAACCATCCGACCCTGAATTATTTCAACAAGTATCTCAACATGAAGATACGTTAGAAAAAGAAATGTGGGATTTAAGATTAGGTCCTGCAATATGGGATAGAATTAGAGCACAATTTCCTGAAGAAACATTAATGGAAAATGGAAGATATCTACAGAATTATATTATGATGAATATCTTCAAATTACCCGCTAAACAATTTTTAGTGTTAATGAAAGAAGTTATTTCTGATTCAGATAAAGGTAAACGTTTAATGATTAATTTATTACGAGGTATTCAAGAAATGTTAAATCAACAAGACTATGAATATCAAATGGATAGATTTAATGATGAATTAGAGGGTATGTCAAATGAAACTCAGGACGATGAATTAACATCATTCTTAGGTGACTTAGGGATTAAATTATCCGACGACGATGATGAAGATGATGATGACATTTATAAAGAATTAGGATTAGACAGACCTAAAAGATAATACAAGGGAGGTTTAACCTCCCTTTTTTTGTATTTATATATATGAATTCCAAATTAGAACAATTAAAAGAATATGCGAAGATTATTAAAGATGCCCCATATGCGTTAAAAACATATCTGCAGACTTATGATAATACTCAAAAAAAATATGTTCCATTAGAGTTATTTCCTGATCAAATTCAATTAATTCAGGATTATGAAAATTATAATGAAAACATTACTAGAAAATATAGACAGGCGGGTGTTACAACAGTAACCGCTGCGTGGATTTCAAAAAAATTACAAACAGCAAAAGAAAGTGAACCTGAAAGAGTTCTTCTTATTGCAAACAAAAGAGACACCGCAGTGGAGATGGCTAATAAGGTTAGACACTTTATTGAACAATGGCCTGAATGGATTAATGTTGGGTTTTCACCCGATAAGAACTCAGAAAGTAGATTTAGATTAAACAATGGTTGTGAGGTTAAGGCGGTAGCAACATCTGCGGATGCATTACGTGGTTATACACCAACCATACTTGTATTTGATGAGGCGGCATACATTGAAGCGGGTGATGATTTTTGGGCGGCATCTATGGCGTCCCTATCAACGGGTGGTAAGATTATTCTTATCTCTACACCAAATGGTTATGACCCCATCTATTATGGTGTTTATGACCAAGCATTACGTGGGATTAATGATTTTCACATAACTGATTTAAGGTGGTTTAAAGACCCACGTTACACTAGAGACTTATCTTGGGTGAAATGTTCTGACATATGTCATTACATGTTAAATAGAGAACAATATGACGACAATGAAGTTGTTTTACATGACTTCGATATTGAAAAATACCAAGAACTGGTTGAACAAGGTTATAAACCATTTTCGTCTTGGTTTGAATCTATGTCTAAGAAATTTAAATATGATAGACGTAAAATTGCACAGGAATTAGAATGTGACTTCTTAGGTTCAGGAGATGGAGTTATTCCTGGTGATATTCAAGAGAACATCGCTAAGAATATGATACGAGTTCCTAAAGAAAAGTATATGCAAGGAACGTTTTGGCAATGGAAAGAACCTGTTCAAGGTCATAGGTATATAATGGGGGTTGATGTTAGTAGAGGAGATAGTGAGGATTTTTCTTCAATCAATATTGTCGATTTTGACGATAGAGAACAGGTTGTTGAATACATAGGAAAAATACCACCAGATGATTTGGCTAATATTGCATACAAATGGGGTATTTTATATGATTGTTTTATTGTGATAGATATCACCGGAGGTATGGGTGTTGCTACATCAAGAAAACTACAAGAAATGGATTATAAAAATCTTTTTATTGATGGTATTAACACTCAGAATATATGGGAATACAATAAAAAGGCGTTAGATAAAATTCCTGGTATAAATTTTAATAATAAAAGAACCCAAATTGTTGCAGCATTTGAAGAACAACTTAGAAAAGGGTTTTTAGTGAGGTCAAGTCGTTTATTAAACGAATTAAATACGTTTGTTTACATGAATGGAAGACCTGACCACATGAAGGGATCTCACGATGACTCAATTATGAGTATGTCAATGGCTCTTTACGCTGGTGATATGTGTTTCAATCAATTACAAAGGAACGATTCTAAAAATAAGGCGGTAATTGAATCTTGGGCGTTATCTGAAAGAACTTATGAACCTTCTAAAACACATTACTCATATGGTTCATCTTTTGACCAAATAGGTGCAATGGGTATGGATACTAACAATATTTACCATAAAGATAACCCAACAAACATATCTAAGGACGTTTATAGAGAACATATGTGGTTATTTGGGAAATCTAAATAATCTTTCTATTATCAAAATTATAGTTTATATTATAAAGAAAAGTATTTATATAGAATGGCAAATCAAAACTCCACCGTATTTCAGAAGTTAACCAGAATGTTTGGTTTTCCTGGTCAACAGGCACCTCAAACACCATCTTTTAATTTTAACAAAGACGAATTATTAAAAACAGATAGTAGAGAAGACTATGAGAAAGCAATGTTACAGGCTCAACAGAGTCTATACATTGCAGACAAATGGTCAAAATTAGATCAATCATTATACAACCAATCGGTTTACTATGAACCAACAAGAATGGCTGCGTATTATGATTATGAATCAATGGAATTTACTCCTGAGGTATCAGCGGCATTAGACATATATGCTGAAGAATCTACTACAATGTCAGAAAAGGGTGAAATATTAACAATATACTCAGAATCAGAAAGAATTAAAACAATACTTGAGGATTTATTTCAAAACAAATTGGACATTAATACAAATCTACAAATGTGGGCTAGAGGTATGGCGAAATATGGTGACGATTTTGTTTATTTAAAAATTGATCCAGAAAAAGGTATTATTGGTGTACAACAATTACCAAATATTGAAATTGAAAGAATTGAAGGTGCGTCAACTAAGAAAGCAATTAATACTGATAGTAAAGTACCATCAAGAGAATTAAGATTTCAATGGAAAAATAAAGATTTAGAATTTCAAGCTTGGGAAGTTGCACATTTTAGATTATTAGGTGATGATAGAAAGTTACCATATGGTACTTCTATGTTAGATAAGATTAGAAGAATTTGGAAACAACTTTTACTTGCTGAAGATGCAATGTTAATTTACAGAACATCTAGAGCACCTGAAAGACGTGTATTTAAAATATTTGTGGGTAACATGGACGATAAAGATATCGAACCGTACGTACAAAAAGTTGCCAATAAATTCAAACGTCAACCAGTATCTGACCCACGTAATGGTCAAGTAGATATGAGGTACAATCAGATGGCGGTAGACCAAGATTATTTCGTACCTGTTCGTGACCCAGGCCAAACTATGCCGATTGAAACATTACCTGGTGCATCAAATTTAGGTGAGATTGCCGATATTGAATACATTCAAAAGAAAATGTTAGCAGCACTTCGTATTCCGAAAGCATTCTTAGGTTTTGAAGAAGTTGTTGGTGACGGAAAAAATCTTGCATTAATGGATATACGTTTTGCAAGAACAATTAATAAAATACAAAAATCATTAATACAAGAATTAAATAAAGTTGCTTTAATTCATCTATATCTTTTAGGTATGGAAGATGAATTAAATAATTTTACACTTTCATTAACTAATCCATCATCTCAATCCGATTTATTAAAAATTGAAATGTGGAAAGAGAAGATAACACTTTACAAAGATGCAACATCAGACCAATCACAAATTGGTATATTACCTGTATCTCACACATGGGCTAAGAAAAACATTCTTGGATTTAGTGATAATGAAGTTGTTTTAGATTTACAACAACAACGTCTTGAAAGAGCGATGGGATTTGAATTAAACAATACACAGAATGTAATTAAACGTTCAGGTGTGTTTGATGATGTGGATGCAAAGTACGGTATCTCTGAAGAAGAAAGAGAAAAGGCAATGGATGCTGCGGGTGGTGAAGCACCAGGTGGTGGAATGGATATGGGTGGAGGGTCAACACCAGAACCTCCAGCGGCTGGAGGAGAAGCTCCACTAAGTGAATCTACTAAATCAAAGAAATCAAAAATATTAGGTATGTTAGGTGAAGAAAAAGAAGATTTCAATTCTTTATTTGATATGAAAAGAGCACAACAGAATATTTATGAAATAGAAACTAAATTGAACGATATTTTAAACGATTAAAAATGAACAAATTCGGAACGATTAAAACCAAAATGTTAACTAAAATAACTGAATCTTATTCTAAACAAAATAAGAATGAAGTTAAAGATATGTTAAACACAATTAAAGAAAACAAAGAATTTAAAGAAATGTATTTGTTTTATGAAGAGATTGAGAATAAATATTTTGACGATAAAGAGATTGCAAAATTATATGTAGAGGAAGTTGGTAATGTTTTAAAATCAAAAATGTCTGAAATATCAGTTTTTTGTGAATCATTAAATGAAACTTTAAAAAACATAGAAATAAACGAAAATGAGATTTATTCGGCATTAGACCAATTAACAGAAAAAGAAACGTTAAATAACATTGATAAGAAGATAATTTCTAAAAGAAAATTAATTGACCATTTAACAACTAAAAAAGATATTAACGAGTCTCAAGAGACTAAATTTGTCGCAAACGAAAATTTATTACACGCTGTTTTAGCAAACAATTTTAATGTACTTTACACTAATACACTTTCTGAAGAACAAAAAATCGAATTAAAAACAATACTTGATTTATCAAGTGAAGATTTAGAAAACAAAACATCCGAATTAAAGGAATCTATATTAAATCAAATTGGTGATATCATAAATGAATCTAAAGATTCTGAAATGGTAACCAAACTATCTAAAGTAAAAGATGAGGTCCTAAAAAAGGAAACATCTAAAATTAATTATTACAGATTAACTGAATTAAAAAATGGTCTTAGTTAAGACCATTTTTCTTTTGTTGGACATATATTGCCTTTAAAACCTCTTTTCTTTTATTCACTGAAGGTTTAACAAACTCCTGTCTTGCTCTTAATTTTTGAACTTGTTTAACTTTTTGAACTTTCTGTTTGT